GGAGTCCGTGGCTTCACCAAATCTGCCGTGGTGAACTACATGCCTCGCCTGTGGCGGTTCGACAAGATTCGCCGTCTGGCCACGACCGAAGAGGGAAAGAAGGACCTGATTGCCCTCGTTCGTCAGGCAATGGACCAGCGTGGTCGCAGGGTCGTGATCGACGGCGTGGAGCAGACCTTCACGGAGGACATCGATCAGGCCGCGATTGCCTTTGCCAACCGCCTGATCGCCATTGCCACCAAGACCGAGAATGCCCCTACCCTCCAGCATGAGCAGGAACTGTTCGATGCCCTCAGTGAACTGGCTGGTCCGATCAAGCCAAACACCCCGAGCCGTACCCCGTTCGGCCGTGGCAGAATCCTGATCGATGAGACCTCCTCGGTTCGCATGACCGGGGATCACCTCGGTGACGGCAAGGCAACGCTGTCGATTGCAGACCTGACCAACGATGATCTGCCTTTCGTCTTCCGAAAGTACCTGACCTCGGTCATGGGAGCCGTCAACGAGCGCAGGCTTATCAGTGCGTTCAACGACGAACTCCGCATCCGTGGGATCCTTGGACCTCGCTATGTGACCAAGGATGGAGAAGTCTTGAAGGATGTGGTGGAGGTCAACACGGTTGACGAGATGCTTGGCCTTGCACGGAAGATCGGCGGCGAAATTGAGGCTGGCCATGAGCAGGGGCTGCGTGAAGTCATTGCGGCCTTGCGCTATGAGCCGATCCACAGCGGTTCTGCGGGCCTGATGGACCGTGTTCTCGGCATAATGATTCCCTACGGATACCTGACCACGGGCGGTCAGTTCGGTCTTGCCGCCTTCGGAGAGGTGAGCCGACTGGTGTCCACCCTTGGGTGGCGGCAGATCCTGCGGCAGATGCCCATCATGTCGGAGATGATCGGCAACTACAAGAATCTGGACAGGGAATCGAAGAACTTTGCCTCGTTCATCGATACTTGGTTTGCTCCTTCCACCGACCGACTGCGGCGATCCTTCATGGATGTCACCGGATCGCCCTCCGGATATGACACGGGAGGCGGTCTTGGCTACAGATATGCCAAGCGGGCCGTTGACGGGGCATCCAATGTGCTGTCGGACATCAGCGGTCTGGCTCCCATCACCAGTTTCACCCAGCAGTTGGCGGCAGCGGGCATTCTTCAGCATCTTTACGATGTGAGCAAGGGCGCGAAGCGCATGAGCGCGGCCACCATCCGTACCCTTGGTCTTGAGCCGGATGAATACGAGCGGGTCATCAAGTTTGTGGCCGAGAATGCCGAGGTTCGCAGGGGCTTCATGGGTGACCGGATCACGGGCCTGAAGAACCTTGATGCCGTGGAGATGGATCTGGTCAAGTCGCTTGTCCAGAGGACCGTCACCACCCGCATTCAGGATGTGCCTACCCGGGGCGACTTCCACAAGAACCTGTTCTCTTGGTGGGGCCGTCTTCTGACCCAGTTCCAGACCTTCAACCTGAAGGGCGTGGACAACTTCCTGATCCAGAACGCTGGACGAGCCAGAAACGGGGCCTCTGCCGAGGTGGTTCAGGACATTGGAGCGACCATGCTTCTGGCAGGAACGATCCAATACCTGCGTACCTATGCGGACTACGAGTCCTACAAGGCCGCCGGGGACAAGGAAAAGATGGAAGAGGCAGAGGAACGGCTGACCATCGGAGGATTCCTCAGGGGTGCGACCAACGGACCTGCTGAATTCTTCCTGCCTGTCCGGGCCACGGATGCCTTCTGGACCAATTTCGTGGATGAGGATCCGTTGTTCTCCCAGTATCGCTATAGCGGTCTTGGGTGGGCTGGATTCCCCGGAGAAGCCATGGTCCGCAGGGCTTGGGAGGTGCGTGGAGACCTGTACGGAGCCTCTGTGGGCAAGAAATTCGACCTTACCCTCGAAAGGGAGATCACCCGGGGAACCCTGCACAAGATGCGCCTGCTGGCTCCAGCCCAGAATCTCCCGGGGTTGAAGCACTATTTCAACATCCTTGAGGACGAGATTGCCGATGCATACGGCCTCCCGGAACAGCAGCCTCGCCGCAAGAAGAACAAGGACTAATCTAAGGAACCAAAATGCCCAACAGTTACAAACTTCACACCGGAAACGGGTCCACCACCCTCTTTTCCTTCTCGGAAATTGACGGCTGGATTAGTTCCGGGTTCCTGAAAGTTTACCTGAATGACGTTCTGGCCACCGGGTATTCGTTCGTTGACCTGAACACGGCTACTCCCAAGGTTCAGTTCACCACCGCTCCCGCAACCGGGGTAATCATCAGGATCCAGCGGGAGACTCCCAGCACGGTCTCGGGGTTCCAAGGCAACATCGTCAACTTCAACGATGCTTCCGTGCTGACCGAGGAAGACCTCGACAACATGGCCAAGGGCCTGCTGCACATCGCGCAGGAATCCGAGGACACGGGTTCAGGGGCCCTTCCTCTCAATCTTGCTCAGACCCATTGGGATGCCGGGGCCAAGAAACTGACCAACCTTGCCGACGGCACTGATGCTCAGGATGCCGTCACGATGGCCCAGTTGACCACGGCTACCCTGTACGGTGGAGCAACGACTACGCCTCAGGTCTGGGCTTGGACCGGAACTGGAAGTGATGCCTATGCCTTCAGTCCCGCGCCTCTCAACCTGACTGAAGAGATGTTCCTTGTCGAACGGGGTGGCGTGATTCAGCATCCGGATACCTACACGATCACGGAAACGGCCCTTGTGTTTGATACTCCGGTCGGCAGCGGTGTGGCCATCAATGCCCGCAACTTCGGCGTGGCCCGGAACATCAATGAGTCCGTCACCACGGCCATGCTGGTGAATGACTCGGTGACTGCCGCAAAGTTGGCCGACAGCGTGTCCGTGGATGGGGACCGTGCAGTCACGACCAACCACATTCGAGACACGGCAATCACCACCGCAAAGATTGCCAACGATGCGGTGACCTACGCCAAGATTCAGAATGTCTCGGACACGGACAAGGTTCTAGGTCGATCCTCGGCTGGAGGGGGCGACATCGAAGAGATTATCTGCACTCTTGCGGGGCGGTCGCTTCTGGATGATGCTTCGTCCAGCGAACAACGTAACACTCTTGGACTCGGCACCTTGGCCGTAAAGTCCACGATTATCAACACGGACATCGATGCCACCGCCGCAATCGCCCTGTCCAAACTCACGACCATTAACTCGGCAAGGATCCTTGGTCGAATCACGGCTAATGCAGGAGCCATTGAGTCGCTTGATGCAGGAGGTGCCCGTAGTGTGCTTGGAATCCCATCTCCAGCAGAACAAGCGGATCGAACCAAAATCGGTGCCTTGGCTATTGCGACATGGGTGGCTGCGACAATGGGCAACAATGCCCCAGCACCGGGAACGACAATCACGGGTACTCCCAATAAAGTTGTGATAAACGCAACCACCAATGACTGGGTCATCAACACAAGCGGAACCCATGTAGGCGGCACTTGGACCGTGTGTTCCGCAAACGTCACAGACGCCTCCCGCTATTCTATTCTTCTTGTGAGGACGGCATAACATGGCAACGACCAAAATCCATCCGGAAATGACGGAGAACGTCCTGAGGACGGACATCACCAACCAGTCCCTGACGGCAAACACGGTCCTTACCAACGCGGGTTTCAACAAGGCCCTCCCCATCGGCATCATCCTGCCATGGCCCTTGGCTGCGGTTCCCGAGGGTTGGCTGGAATGCGCCGGATCGACCTACAACATTGCCGATTACCCGGTTCTTGGGGCCCTTCTTGGAAGCACCTACGGGGGCAACGGAACGACCACCTTCGGGGTGCCGTCGATCAAGGCCAGCGTTCCTGCGGGATTGTCCGCTGGATCCGGCACCTACATCATCCGAGCCCTCAACGCGAACAAGTAACATGAGTCACAGCGAATCAGAGATGATGCTGGCCATCGGCCGACTCGAAGGAAAAGTAGACACCCTCATCCAAATGCAGCGCATTCAGGAAGACCAGATCAAGAACCATGACCAGAGAATTCGGGAACTGGAGCATTCGAAGTCTTTTGCTATGGGTCTCGCTGCGGCTGTCGGGGCTGGTGTCTCTTTTGCGCTCAATTTCGCTGTGAAAGCACTCTCCTAAGGATCAACAATGGCTACTTACCGAATCGCCACCACGGCTACCTCGCCTAACGCATCAACTTTTGATTATCCCACCGCCGAGTTGAACATGGCTCCCGATGACTACGGAACCGTGATCATCACCCACAGCGGTTCTCGGCTTGCTGCGGGCAGCACCGTGAACTACTTCTTTCAGGGCTCCCTTGACGGTGGAAGCACTTGGTTTGACCTCGAAGTGTTCCGTCCCAGCGATACCCCCTACCTCAACGGCAACACGGCTTCTTGGGCCAAGGTTGTTCCGCTGGCTCCGCTTGTCCGCATCCGGGCAGTCAACGCAAACAGCGGCCCGATCACGATCACGGCTTGGGTCATCGACTAAACCGGAGGCAGCATGCCTTTTCAGCCCATCTATGCCATCAAAGACCGCCATGGGCGGGGAACCCTGCTGCCTTACAAGCAAGGTAGTGATGACGGCTCCACGCTCTCGTTGGACTTCACCTCCGGCGTCCTCGACCCGCGCCTGTCGTTCACTCGCGGGAGCAACGCCACGTTCATCAACAGCAGCGGGCTGGTGCAATGGGCTGCTGCCAACGAGTTTCGAAATACCGGGTGGGTC